ATGAAAAACAGCACAAGGATTTCCAGAGGTATAAGAAATCCATAAAGTTCTTTGAAGGCAAAGAGTTCCGGGAATTCATTGAGCGCAAAGAGGCCGCTTTTGAACGGGTCCAGAACGACACCTGGGATAAGCTGTTTTTATACCCGAATGATTCGCAGATGTGGGACGAACTCACGGCTGACGAATTTATTTTCCGGGCTATAACGGGCAATGCGCTAACAGGGTCTATCCTGGCTGACGGCGGGCTTAATAACGGCAAGCCGTTGCAGTTGTTCACCGTGCCAGCCAATTTAACAACGTTATACACCGATGGTAAGTTTCCGAGTACAGCAGTTAAATACGTGTTGCAGAAAGGTGAGCAGATCGAGTACGGAAGCGATCGCGTGGTGCATTTCAGATACGCCTCAATGGATTACACCACAAACGGTTCAGAGCTTTGGGGTCAGTCTCCGTTACAAGCCGCTGCCAATTTGTTAACCGAGAGCAACGAAAGCAGCAAGGCCAACGTAAGCGCTTTCCAGAACAGGGGCGCAAAGAAAGCCGTGTTTATTGACGAGCCAAATATCAGTTATGACGAAAGGGTTGCGGCTAAGGATAAAATGAAGGAGACCTGGAACAACGAGTGGCAGAACAAAGACAACTATAACGCGGCGCAGTTTTCCAGTGTGAAGCTGGGCGGTATAGATGTTGGGTTGTCTCCCGTCGATCTCGATATAATAAGGGCGAAGGAATACCACAGAAACGATATGTGTGCGGTTTGGGACTTCCCGCCGCCTTTGCTCAGCCCCGATGCCGCTACATATAACAACTATAAAACAGCGGTAAAGGCGTTGTTACAGGGACCGGTTTTGTCATTCCTTATAGCCAAACGGGAAGCGTACAACAGAAAGAACCAGGTGTATTGGAAAGGTGATAAACGGGAGTTTATTGATTTCGATGTGAGCTGTTTTACCGAGTTGGCTGAAGAAGCCACGGAAAGCATGAAGCGGTTGAACATGCGGCCGGCAATGCTCCGGGAATACTACGAAAACAGTAAAGACCCGGTGCCGGAAGGAGTTACAGAGGAGCAGTTGAATATGTGGGTTATTCCTAATAGTTTAACGCTGACCGACGACCCCGCGAGTATAGGGGCGGGGCTGGATTTATCAATAGGTAACGCATGACGATTAAGCAATTCTCCGAAGCCGTCACGCTGCCACACGATTTTGAGGATCCCGGCTGCTTTCAGGAGCAACTAAAGCGTAAAGCGGTACGGGCCAGGGTGGAAAAAGGAATAGAGGCCGCGATAAGAGAGGCATACGGGCATTATCAGTTGAAAGACGTCGAAGGCGACATAAAAAAAGTAAAATGACCCGCAAAGAGAAAATAGCGTGGGCGCGGAAGTTCGCCAGGTTGAACGCCGCTATTGAAAGAAAGTGGGCGCCGGTTATCAACCACGCCTTAGACATAGAAATAGAAAAGTTCTTAATTTATTATAAAGACCGTGGTGGTAATTTGTTCACACCGGCAGAGGTAGAAACCTACTTTAGCGGTCACGGGGTTTTACTGGCTGCGCTGGCCGTACACATTCATTCCGGGTTATTACTGGCAAATGCGTGGTACAAAAAGCTGAAGCCGGTTAAGTTCAGCGACCCCACGGGTAACAATTCTGAGTGGGTTGCGGACATCCTGGACAACTTCAAACGGCAGAACCTGGATAAGGTAAAGCGTATTGCGGAAAGCACCCGGCGGAAGATAAACGAAACCCTGGGTATTTCTGTTCTCAAGGGTTGGAGCAGTGAAAAGACCGCCGATGAAATAAGGAAGCGCACCAGGTTAAGCCAGAAACGGGCCAGGGCTATAGCCAGAACCGAGGGCATAAGCGGCAGCAACTACGGCTCCCGCATAGGCGCTAAGAAAACCGGTTTAAAGCTGGAAAAGGAATGGCTGAGCCACATCGACAACAGAACCAGGGGGGCGCGTGCCGGGGACAAAACGGACCACGTCAAAATGGATGCGCAGGTAGCCGAAATGGACGGCTTTTATCAGTTGAAGGGGCCGCGTGGCGTTGAGTTCGCTTCTTACCCAGGCGATCCGGTGTTATCAGCGGCCAACCGGGTAAACTGCAGGTGTACCGAGGTGTACAACCCAGTAGAAGGGCCGCCGGAGGTGATACAAAGCCAGCAGCGAGAGGCCAAAGAGGTAATGAGCGAAATACTGGGCGAATTGGGTCAACCCGACGTAATCGCCTTTATTGAAGAAAACCAGGTCGTTTATAAAGAGGTTACTGATGTAATGAAAGAACTAGGGTTTGATTTCGGGGAATTATTTTAAACTATTTATATGGAGACTAAGAGTTTATCGTTTGAGTTGAAGGACATAGACAAGCCAAAGCGCAGGATTATTAACCGGTATGCAGTGTTTGATAACAAAGACCGAGACGGCGACATAAGCCGCAAGGGCATGACTACCAAAACAACTACTGAAAACTTTGCTGAAATACGTTTTTTCCTTAATCACAATAAAGAGCAGGCACCGGGCCGACCCGAAAAGATGTGGGAACAGCCGGACGGCGCTTATGCAGATAGTTTCTGCGGAACGCATACACTCGGTAACGATGTTTTAATAATGGCCGACGAGGGTATTATTAAAGGTGCTTCTTTTGGTTACGAGGTAAAGAAGTCCAACAAATTAGCCGACGGAACCCGTGAACTGAAGGAGTTGCAGATATGGGAATATAGCCTTTTAACGCATTGGGGCGCTAATCCTTTGGCCGGGCCTACGGCTGTAACCAAGAGTTTCAGCCCCGACGCACTGACCAAGGCAATGAGCATACAGGAGCAAGATGTTATTTTGCAGGTTACCCACATGGACAACCAAAGCATTCAAAAACTGGTTGAACTGTGGCTTTCACTTGATACCAGTTCTGACTTTTATTCGTGGATGGGTTGGCACATTGGCCGCCGAATTGAAATGACGCAGACCCTGCGAAGTGAGTTAAAATTTAACCCGGCAGAAACCACAATCCTGAAGGAACATATCCAAACAATGGAAAAGTTTACCAGGAACACAAAAGCAAGTGACGACTGCATTAAACAGGTGCAGCAGGAAATAAAGAACGCGAAACTATTTCTTTTAGACCTCGATACCGCGTCCACTCCATTAGCTACGGAGCCGGGCGCCAGCGAACTAAAGGAATGGGCCAGCGCGTTTGAAGAATTTCGTAACAATTTAAAACTTAATTAACGTGGATAAAAAAGAACTATTGCAGGAACTTGAAATGTTAAAGAAAGACCTGCAAACCGCAAACCAGGCAGAGGTAACGGCCTTAAAAACAAAGATTGCCGAAATGGAAACAAAGCTGAAAGCGTTTGAACCCGATGAAAAAGGCGAAGGCGGAATAACCTCTGAACTCAAAGCGATCAGGGACAGCATCAAAGTTGTTTCCGATCAGGCCGATAAAATCCAGACCGAGCAGAAAAAGGCGGTTATTACTGCCGAAAAGGGTTCCTGGAACGAAATCCTTGTGAAAACCTGCGAAGACAACAAAGATGCCATTGAAAAATACAGCCGTGGCGAAACCAAAAGCCTGAAACTGGAAGTAAAGGCTGTCGCTGATGTAAGTACGGCCAACGTTGCCGGTAACGGTGTTTATGGCGCACAATACCTTCCCGGTATTAAGATGGACCCGTTTCAAATCGGTCACGTTCGCAGCTTTTTGAACGTTATGCCCGGCGATCCCGCAGCAACGCAGGTTTTCTTCATGAAGCAAAACGGCGAAGGCGAAGGAGCGATTGCAGCAACAGCCGAAAAGAAAGCCGCATCCGCTACCGATGCCGCAACCGGTTTAAAACCGCGCTTCGACCTGGATTGGACAGAGGCAAGCGTAGATTACCAGAACATTGCCGGTATTATGCCCATTTCCAGAAAAGCCATGAAAAGCGTTCCGCAGATCATGCAGTTCATTCAGACAAAAGTACCCGAGCTGTGGTATGATGTAGAAGATGCCGAGGTTCTTTACGGATCAGGCACAGCGCCACACATAAAAGGCATTTTGACCAGCGGCAACTTCACCGCCGGCAGCGGCGCAGGCGCTACGCCTTTGGCTGAAAAGATCATCGCCGATTTATCAACTTTTGAAGATACGTATAAGCGCCGTGCAGATTTTATCGCGGTTCGCCCAGGCGATTACTGGTCTTTCTTCACCAAAGTTGCCAGCGGATCGGGTGAATACAACCTGCCTGCCAACTTTATTTTTGTTGGCGATCAGTTGTATATCAGCGGTATTCCTGTAACCAGGACAACGGCATTAACGGCAAATGATTATATCGTAGGTACTCGTAAGGGTTGCGATATCATGCCACAGGGCGGCCTTATGCTGGAATTCTTTGAACAAAACAGGGACAACGTGGAAACCAACCAATTAACGCTGCGTGTAGAAGGTAGCATTGCATTACCGGTTTACGGTTCCACGTATTTCCTCAAAGGCAGCAGCGCAGCATCTTAATTAATCACCAGTAAAACAATACAGACATGAAAATTTTTATATTTATTTTGACGTTTTGCCTTGCTGGTGTTGCCTCACAGGCGCAACCGGTTAAAGGCACTTTGAAGTGGGCCAGCTACGGCAACAGTTCAGATACCCTGAATAACACCACGGCTGAAACCACAAATCCGGTTGAGGTTGGGCAAAATGGTGCATTTTCCGCAACGGTAACGCTGGTACTTATCAGCGGGACGTCAGGCGGTAAAATTTATTGGGAAGCGGACAACGGGAACGATTTTTTTGTTCCGGTTGACAGCGTGACCATGACCCAGCAGAACTTCAGCAGCAATACGTACAAGTATAGTGCTGCGCCGTTCGCTTACCACCGATTACGGGTTCGCATTGTTCCAACGGGTACGCAATCACAAAGGGTAGTGGGCACGTTCCGAAAACAGAATTAAAACCGACCCGGCTGCTTAACGGTAGCCGGGCTAAACCGTACACTATGAAAATAGTATTTTTAAAGGATCACGTCGGGTTTAAGGCCGGGGACACCAGCGACGATCACCAGCATGCGGCGTATTTGGTGCGCATGGGAGTGGCTGAAGAAGTCGCGGAAAAGAAAGAGCTTAAGCCCAAAAAGGAAAAGAAAGAGCTGGGTAAAAACCCCGGCGCGGACAAATGAGCCGTATAAACGTCATATTAAACCAAATCGTAACCGATGTTTCGGGGTTTACCGAAGTCGTGTCTTTGGATGACATTAAAGACGCCTGTAGGATAAGTTCTGCTAATTCGGCCGAGGACGCCTACCTGAATCAAATCCGGGTAAGCGCCAGGCAAGCCGCAGAGTTTTTCACAGGGCAAGCCTTCGTAAAGAAAACGGTTACGGTGCTGTTAAGGAATGAATGCGGCGGTATATTCCTCCCGCACCAACCCATTGACGTCAGTACGGTAGTGATCACGGTAAACGGCGTAGCAGATACCACCAGCGATAAATACGGGCTTACCACGATAGACGGCCAGGCGCAGTTATTGACTGCGACTTGTGATATCCTAACCGTTACCTATAGTTGCGGATATACCACAGCGGGTATAAATGCGGCGTTTGCCACTGTTCCGATGGGAGTTAATGACGGCATAAAAGCAGAGGCCGCTTACCGCTGGGCAAACAGGGCTACGCAGGTGTTTACGCCGGGATCCCTGTGTATTGAGGCCCGGAATTACTTAACCCCGTATTGCACCCGGTCTTTATTCTGATGGCAAGCACTACGACCATAGCGACCCGCGACACGCAGTTGACCTTTAAACGGGCAGCGGCCAATGTAGCGAGGTCAGCCACCGGGGAAATAGATTACGTCAGCGACCCCGAGGCGGATCAGGGCGTAACGGTTTATGCACATGTGAAAACATTATCAGGCGGCCAAAGGGAATACCGTGGATTACAGGCGTTAAATAACCCCGTGGAGATCGTGGTTTTAACGGACGATTTGCCGTTGATTAACGGCCAATATGTTATCGTCAACGGAAGTAAAACATATAAACCGGTAAGCACCCGGGAACTAGATTCCAGGCTGAGGCAAACCGAGATCACCGCTGAACTCCTGGTGTTATGATGCGGGCCAACGTAAAGGGGTTCGATGAACTCAGCCGGAAGCTGAAGAAGATAAACGAAACCGCGCCGGCACTAGTTGGCAACGTGATCAAAAAAGGTGGTTTGCGTATCGTTGCCAAGGCCAAAAGGAACGCAGTAGTCGACACCGGCGGCTTGAGGTCTTCGATCTTCTTTGAACAGCTGGACGCCTTGAGTATTCACATCGTGGTAAACGCTGCGCATGCGCCATACATAGAATTCGGAACCGGTAAATACGTTAGCGTCCCCGCTGAGTTGCAGAATTACGCGGCGGGGTTCAAAGGAAAGAAAGGCGGCAGTTTTGAGGAAATGGTTAAACATATACTGGCATGGATGAAGCGGAAAGGGATTAAACCAATTGAGGAGCAACAGTACGACCCCGAAAGCGGATATGTACGGACGCCATGGAAGAAGAAAAAGAGCCAGAAAGAAAGCCAGTTAAAGGGTTTGGCTTATGTGATCGCGGCGAAGTTGTTACGGGAAGGCATTAAGCCTAAACCGTTCTTTTACCCCGCGTTCTTCCAAGAAAGGCCTAAGATATTAGCGGAAGTCGAACAGGTGATAAAAAAACTATTGGCGTGAAAGATTGGAAAACACCACTTTTCAGGGCTTACTACCAGCTTTTAAACGGGCTGCCGGTTGAGGTTATACAAGCCAGTGGACTTCCCGATGATTTCGCCGTAGAGGTTTACCAGGATATAATACCACCTGCCTTTAGTCAGCAGCACGGCGACAAAGTGGTTTATATCGTGATCAGCGACACCACGGGCCAGGATATCAGGGCGAAAAGTGCATTTATGACGGATGCCAGCATAACGGTTGAGATCGTGGCGTTCGACAGTCAAAAGCAGGTAAGCCGAAGGAAATACGTTAACGCCGTGGCAAATCTTGTTCTTTCTCAAATCTGCAGCGATTTCAACCCTGATTTGGGCGAAGATTTTCAATGTGTCACCACTGCAGTAGACAGCGACGACGACGGATTCAGCCCCGATATTGAGCGGTGGATAACGTGGCGTAACATAAGGTACAGGCATACATTAAACGAGTTGACAATGGGAGCCAGTTTCAACCCCGATTTTGATCCAAGTTTTGAAACATAATTTATTCATATTTAATTAAATAAAATGGCAACAGCAAAAGTAGCCGGCAGGTTATGGGTTTTACAGTTGGATATAAACAACGACGCGACTTTCACAACCATTGTTTGTGCTACATCCAACGTAATGAGCTTTACCACCGACACCATAGACACAAGTTCGAAATGCGGTGATGAAGAAACCCTGAACAAACAAAAAGCCACGGCCAGTGGTGATTTCTTCGTGGGTCAAACGCCTACTACCGGACAGGAAAGTCTCGCGGCCGTATTTACGGCGTGGAAGGCAAAGACCGATCCGATAGCGTTTAAATTCGGTGAAGCTTCGCCGACGACCGGGGACATAGTTTATTCCGGCAATTGCAAGATCAGCGAAATAACCATTACGGCCGACGACCAGGACAGCGTTAAATTCAGCATGAGTTTAATCATTGATATCACAGGCTTAACCCAAACCGTAACAGCATAATGGTGAAAAAACAAAAAGCCGATAGCGTATTCGGCGCATTCACATTGTCTTCCGGCAGGAAATTGTTATTCAACACGTACGCGCTGATGTTGGTAACGGAACACAAAGGCGGGGACTTCGCAGAAGCGGCGCATGCCGTAAGTGGTGGAATCGGAAACATGACCACGATCATAGCGGCAGCCGCTTTAAATGCCGGATTTGATCATTTCGCCGACATCAAAGAGGTTTGCGGCTGGATTGACGAAATTGGCGGACTGAACTCCGTAGAGTTCAAAGTGCTTACCGCTTTCGTTGCGAAGTGCTACGGCGGAAATGACGACCAGGGGGAGACCAAGGCGGAGTAATTACGTGGGATGAAATATTAGACACGGCAATTGGTAAGCTGAAGCTGAGCCGGCAGCAGTTTTTCTCCATGCTGTGGGTTGATTACGTCCGCCTTGTAAGGGAGTACGGGGAGCAGTTCAAACTCGATGCCGTCCGGTTTAATCAGTTGCTCTACGCCATAACCGGCGATAAAAAGTGTTTGCAATACATTAAGGAAATCACCGGCGGGGTTGATAATTACGATTACAAAAGCGCTTACGAAGAAGCGGTAAAAGCGGTACATGGCAAACAATCTTGAAATAAACGTTAACGTAGGGTTGGGGACCGCGTTAAACGCAATGCGGCAGTTCGACAACGTAGTTGCTAAGGCATCGAATACCGCGGCCGCTTTTGTTCAGCCCGTAAACAACGCCGGAAATGCCATTGCTAAACTGCCGTCACAGATCAGCCCCGCCACGGCTGCGCTGAAATCGGTTGAGGCATCTACTAAGTCATACAGCAACGCTTTAAAGACTATTCCCGCCGCTACGCAACCCGTAAACAATGCGCTAAAGGCCAGCGGAAACGCCTCATTAGCTTTTAACCAAATCCTGAGGGAAGGTCCAGCGTTTGCGTTTAGCTTCCAAACAGGCCTGCTCGGTATATCAAACAACCTACCCGTTTTCACCGATGCGATAAAAAGAGCAAGGGAGGCCGGAGCCGGGTACGGAACCATATTCAAAGACCTGGCAAAAAATCTCGTTTCGCTTCCGTCTTTGTTGACGATAGGTGTTACCGCTTTGACCATTTTCGGCGGCGCACTATTCGACAGCTCGAAAGACGCAAAAGAACTGGATAATTCATTGCGCAGCGCAGCGGAGGCCGTAGGGCAGGATATCGGAAATTTATTAAGGCTGAAGGCTATACTTAACGATACCAATATTAAGCAGGCAGACCGCGTTAAAGCGGTAAAAGAATATAACAAAACGGTTGAGGAAACGAATAAAATAGACGTTGCTCAAATAAATAACCTGGGCCTTATAAACAACCTGATTTCTGCGCAAATCAACCTTAAATTGCAGCAGGCCAAAGCCGAATTGATCAATAAGCAAATAATTGAGAAATCGAACAAGCTTGCTGAATTCGGGCTAAAAAATAGCATTTCTGACATAGAAGATGCCAGGAGGAAAACAGAGGGCAGCGGCGATATCATTTTGCAACAAAATCAGCAGTACGTAAAAGCCGGTGAGAAATATGTTAACGTTGCCGGGCAGGTTGCATCGTCGAATAAAGCGATAAGAACAAGTGCGCAGCAGTATCTTGAAATGTACCAGGATCTTCAGTTCTTTATACAGGGGTACACTAAAGACTTGACCAGGCTAACCACCGCAACCACTACGGCGGCAAAGGTGCAATCATCTCCATTCGACGTTGACATATCAGCACTGGAAAACAACTTAGCCAATGCAAAATCCGCAATAGTTGAATTACAGACACAAATATTTAATATCCTGTCAAAAGGGAAAACGGGGCCGGAAATCGACATGCTTAAATCCGTGCTGAACGAAAACCAGGAAACCGAATTCCTGAGGATCGAGGAAACCTTTTTGAACCAGAAGCTAGGCATTTACCAACGGTATAAGAAGGACACCGGGGCGCTAATTTTGGAACTCCGCACGGTTCAGCAGCAACTCGCGGAAGCCCTGGTGATTAAATCGGTTAAAAGCCCGCAGGAACAACCGTCTTTAGGCACTCCAACCGGTAAGCCACAGGGTAACCCGCAGATTGCGGCGTTATTCGCTGATTTTGATTTATTACAGGAAAAACTGGAAAAAACAGCGGCTTTTGTCCAGGGCATAGTCGGACCCGTATTCGATCAGTTCTTTTCAAACCTGGGTAGTGGTTCAAAAACCGCACTACAGGCATTTGGAGAGGCCATAAAGAGCGTAGCAGTGGAAATAGGCAAAGCCATAGCCAAAGCCTTGTTGTTCGCCGCTATCCAAACCGCAATCACCGGCGGCAGTTTTAACATTGGATCCTTGCTGAAGAACTTCAAGGGTTTCTTTGGGCAGTTCAGCGGGTTAAAACTGGCAAGCGGTGGTGTAACCACTGGTCCAACACAGGCGCTTATTGGTGAAGGCGGCGTGAGGGAAGCCGTTATACCGTTAAACCGGCTTCCGGAACTCGTTGGTAAAATAGCGGGCGGCGGCGGGAACACTACCATTGAACACAGGATAAGCGGTAACGATTTGATTGTATTAATTAATCGCTCAACCGGCAGCAATGCCAACCGGTTTTAATGGCATACGCAGTAAAATATACCAGCCAGCTTTTAACCCTGGACGCAAACCCAACCTATCCCGGTTTTGATTTCTTCGTAAGGATTTACCAGGACGGATACGGTGGCTCTATAATTCCAATTATTTTAGCCGATAATCCAGTAGATGTTAAATTTAACGAACAAGAGTATAACTTCCTGCAGCCCATTTTATCCATAAACGGAAACGTCAGGTTATTGATCAGGGAAGGTACAACTGACCCAACTATAGAAACATTTATCACCACTGACGACCGGGAGTATTATATCGAATTCGTATATCCAAACGGCACCTTTAACGTTACCTGGTTTACGGCATGGCTGCTGCCAAACGAAAGCCGGGAAGGCTATATCAACATCAACAGAGTATTGACTTTAAACTTTAGTTGTGGCCTGGCTAAGCTCAAAGAAATTCCGCTGGTGGATTACAACGGGGACAAGTTCGACCGGCTGCAAAGGCACAGCTTAATTGATTTGATAAAGGGGTGTCTTTGGCAGGCGCAGCCCTCAAAGAATATCCAAACATTTGATAACTTATTCGCATTCGGGACCAGTGACAGAACCGTGGTAGATACAAACGATCCACTTTACCAAACCAAAGTAGACGCCCGTACCTTTATGAAGGACAGCAGCGAATTTGAGGATTGCTACACGGTTTTGAGTAAGATACTGAGCGCAAGAGGTCTGCAGGTATTTATGGACGGCGGTAACTGGGTTGTGGCAAATCTCATTACTTACATATTCTACGGAACAGAACCCGGAACAGAGTACGACCCCGCCGGAGCCGCTACGGCTATAGCTACGCGGACGTGGAGCGAAGACATTGAAGCCGGCGGTAAGATTGCGCCGGTTGAGCAATTGGTGGACCGGAGTTATTTGGCACCGGTATTGAAAAACAGGATAAATTTCAACTACGAAGATTTTCCTTTCCTGGTGTGTAATGAATCATTTCTGGAAGGGTCGCCAACGAGCATAGAATGCTGGGCGTACGAAAAAGGCACACTGGCTTCGCCAACGGCTGGCCTATATACATACGGATTAGCCGAAGAGGTAAACGTCGCCGGAATCGTGGTAGATAGATTTGCTTATATAACAGCGGATTTCGCAAATGATAGCTGGATGAAATCTGAACCGTTCAGGGTTGAGGCCAATGGATTATTGGGTATCAGCATACAGAGGCGGCAGGAAGAAAACCCGAGCCCGGCGAATGTCAGCGAAACCCGGCGGATAATGGGCGTTTATTTATACGCCGACGACGGTACTTATTGGACGCTTGACGACAACACGGAATGGTATCAGTCGGCGAGTTCTGGATTTCCGACATTCCATAAATATCTCGAATGGCAATACGCTTCAGGCAGCGACCGGCAACAATGGGTGAGTTATTCCATACGGAGCTATAAAATACCACGGGCAGGCGAGATCGTGCTGCGGCTATACGACGACGTACCATATGGCACCAGCGCCCAAAAGATATACTTTAAAGACCTGAGGATAACTTATACCAGCGGCCTATTGGACCGGGTGGCCGATCCCATCAGCGGAGACTATGACGAAATTGATTTGACCACGGCAGGCGTAAGCTATCGCGGTGAGAAAAACTACCAGGTGTATCTCAGCGATTGCCCCACGATCAACACAAAGGGCGCTTACTTCTATAGCAACGGCACCAACTTAACCGAAACCTGGTACTACAACGGATTAAGCGGGGAGCAACGCAGTATGAAGTATTGGCTGGCTACAATGCAGTATTGGTTATCGAAGGTGTTCCGGCAGCGGATCGAAGCCGTGGTAAAAGGTATCAGGTATGAACACGCCGACGGCAATTTTTACATGATTTCCCCGGCGAACCGGTACAGGTTGGTAAACGGCAACCCTGATAAAAGATATATGAGCGTGTCGCTGGGAATAAATGTTTTCATGGCTAAGGCCAATATTCAACTGGTAGAGGTAAACGATGTTGCCGACGCCGAAGCCTTCCCTGATCACGACGGCGTACACACGTATGATTTCGTGACGCGTAAAACAAAACAGGATCCGCAAAGGTTTGTGGTGAGGTGGTGGGTGCCGTAAAAAAAGCGGCACATGACCGCGCCGCTTTTCCAAAAAATAATATCCGTATGAAAGGTAGCCGCAAAAGAGGCCGCCGGAAAATCAAATATAGCAAATTATGGCATACGAACCGATTTTAGGCCGCGACGTCATTTTCCAGATCGACAACGGCACCGTGACCGAAACCGTGGCCTGCGCCAGGGAGTGCAGGATCGACTTTGAGCAAACCCTCGTCGAAAGTACGGACGTCAATACGGGGCCGTGGAGGAAGTACGTGCCGGAAAGAAGGGGCGCTAAAATGACTACTTCCGGCCTTATACAACTGAATTCAAATATAAGCGTGTGGGACGTGCTGGATTCGATGGGAACCGGGGCCGTGATTAACTTCGTGTTTCAGGTCAGCGGCGGAACCGGGGCTTTCACCACGGGCGCGGTTACGGGTGAATGCTACCCCGTAGCTGCGGGTATCAGCGGGAGCCATACCGACGCCGGGGCGCATAGCTGCGAATTCGTGGTAAACGGGGAACCAGTGATTGCGAGAGCGTAATTTTTACTATATTGCAAAGAAAAAAGTATGAAAAGATTCGTATTAATTATGCTAGCAATCGGCTCGTTATTCCTGTTATCGCAGCGGAATAAGCAAAAAACCGTACCGGTTAACTGTAATTGGCGGCAGACGCCGGAAGGCTTTTGCCAGTGTTGGTGCCAGACAGGGAAGCGGCCCGACGGAACACCAGTAATGCAGTGGGTGAATAGTAGCCGCTGTGAACCCCAGCAAAATTGTAAGGTTCAGGAACCCGGCGAACAGCAACCGGAATAATGTTTCACGTAACACTGTTTCAGATACAAACAAGTGAAAAAGTTACTTACTATACTGTTAATTGTCCCGCTTTGTGCTAATGTACAGGCGCAGAAGTACCAAAAGGACACCGCGACGGCGCACGTCAATAATTACGTGATCAATAACGGCAGCCAGCCGGTGCCGGGTTACGTGCTGAACGAAGCCCTTAATTTCATCCTGCAGAGCATTACGGATTCAATATTTGTGCGTAACGACAGCCTTTTGAAGCTGTTTAACGGCACGGAATTGAGCATTGCGCCGAGTAAGAAACGGAACTTTGCGGATAGCCTGGATTTCCCCGATGTGAGCTCAGGCAGTTACCACGATACCACTATTGCGCTAACCGGCGCCGTGGACAGCGATCCCGTTTCGTTAGGCGTAGCGAATTCGGCGGTACTCAATGGCGTGGCTTACTACGCGTGGATAAGCAGCACGGGGAACGCCACGATCAGGTTTTACAACTTTTCAGGCAGCAATAAGAACCCGCCGAAAGCATTTTTTCGGATATCCGCTATAAAACAATAATTTTACATTAATGAAAACTATAATTCTTTTCTCAACACTAGCCGTATTGGGATTTGGTACGTATGGGCAAAAAACACAGAAAGACAGCGCAACCAACTATATTAATTTGTGGATAAAACAGAACACGGAAAGGGCGATCACCGGCACCATAATGAATGCGGCGTTAAACAAGATGCAGCGCGGCATTATTGACACCGCTTATTATAGTGGCGATTCGCTGTACATCGCGCAAAACGGGGCGGCCCGGTTCTTGCGGCGCGATAGCTGGAAAAAAACCGGCAACTATGTGAGCAATACTAACGCCTCAAATGTGGGGATTAATACCACCGCGCCGGATAGCGCCCTTTCTGTTATGGGTGGAATACTGGGAACAGGAGGGGTTAGATTTACCGGATTGCCTTCCGCCGCCGGAACTAAGGCGCTGCGGTACAACCCCGGCACGGGTAATATCAGCTATGCGGACACGGCTTCGGGTGGTGAAGGCGGAACAGGATCTTATACATTTTCAAAAGGACTATACAGCGCCGCCGGAAATGTTGGCTTAGGTCAGCCAATCGGACAAAGCGGCAACCCTGCTGCGCTTTCGGAAAACAGAGAGGTGCCACTTAATAACTACGCGGTGGAGTACAACCAATACCCATCAAGAACAATTTTAAGGAAAGACGGAATTGATATGTACTTCGATTCATCGCTAACAGGATATTATCCGCTGGTGTTCAATGCGCCGGACGTTCATTCTGACCATGTTCCCTTTTTGTTCAACATGAGTAAATCGTCGCAGCCCCCATATACAGGGGATAATAATGTGATGATGTTTGGCTGGAATATAGGTAACGGAGGCAGCAATTACATACCCGGAAAACCGGGCATTGGGTTCAGCCTGGAAAGTAACTGGCATCCTGATGGCGACCCAAATGTTAGATATGTTGAAAGCCACGAGTTTTACCTCAAACCCAATGGCACGCAGGTACGGCTTAAAAGTTACACAATAGGCACTCCGCCCGGAACAGAGTTTATTGATCTATATCACACCACAGACGGATTTCACCTGCGGGACACTGCTCTTCATGATTATCTTATTACTACCTCTAGCCAGACCACCGACCGCGTAAATTTCACCCTTACAACGCCAAATACAAGCAAGGGCTTCGCAATGGTTATGCAACCAACCGGAATGGATATTTCCCTTACCGGGTATAGCGGAGTTTCGGGTAAGCAGGTGAATTTTATCAACTGCGAAAAAATACTTCTGCCCGGAATGACTTTTTCGGTTGCAGACAATTTTTCTACAGCAACATCCGACCTATACGGGAATGCAAAAAAGTCAACCGGCTGGAATTGGGTGTCAGCGGGACAGATTGGGGGGAATAAAGGATATTTCTCCGCAAATCCAGGCGCAGGTATTCATAACTGGGTAGCACGGGCAAATCTGGAAATCGTTGCCAACACTGTTGCATCCGGAGCAAGTCTAACAGATAATATGCTTGCGATGTACAAAGAAAACTTTACCACATTTGCTCTTAGGGTTCAAAACAACGGAGCCGTAACTGTAGGACACGGAACAATAGAATCATCTGCGGCTTTACAAATTATTGATACAGCAAGAGGGGTTTTGCCACCTCGAATGACCAAAACCCAAAGGGACGCAATTGCATCACCTGCGTCCGGTCTGACAATTTACCAGACAGATAACACACCCGGAATAAGAGTGTACAACGGAACAAACTGGATGCGATTCACCGAAACAGCGGATTAACCAATGGCAAAAGCAAAAAAACAAACAAAACCCGCCAAGAAGAAAAAGCGGGTGCGCCTGGTAAAGACTTTACCGGGGATAACCGACCCGCTGGTTTGCAGCCCAAATGACGAAGGGGAACAGTTTTTGGCGGATAATTGATAACGACATAATTATTTATATGAATAACCTTTTAACATCGTTAGTGCTAGCAGAGGCGGGGTTTTTATTCCACGTGCTGAAACAGTACTATGAAAATAATTTGCCGATCAAAGGCAAAGACACAAACAGGGCAGTGGCATGGATAGCGATGAATCAAATTGCAATTTTCCTGCTTATATACCTGTTGCCTACACTGCCGAAAGATGTTTTTGTAATGTCCCCGCTTACCGCTGTAATCATTGGCGGGTTCGCTAATTCAATACTTTCGGGGCTGATGAATGCGAAGCGGCCAAATTTTAATAACGGCCCCGAACAATTCGGGACATCCGGCCCCGGCGGCGGCACAAATCCGCCACCAAATGACCGGCCATCAAAACCGTAAGACATGAGAAAAAGAGTAATGCTTTCGATTGCCCTGTTTTGCATCGCCTGTTTTGCCCCGCAGGTGTACAGGACATTTAACAGTAACCCGGTAATGATACACCCGTTTTACTTCATGCCAGAAACAGCGATTAGTGTTGCGTGGTATTTGAAGGACATCGGGGAAATGATAAGTTATTCTGTAATTATGTTCATTGTAACTCTCGTACTGAAGCCAATAGAATCGCATCTGGAAGATGTGAAGTGGAGCGGACACCTGGGCCTGTTGTCATTCGTGAAGCTGTGGCACAGGTTTTTCTTTGTGATTTTCGTCATATCTGTATTTGATTTGGGTCATTATGTCCTCGCGTTTAAACAAAGTGAAGTTTTCTTCCTTGTGTTAAACGGATTTTTTGTTGTACTAACCGGGCGATACGCCTATAAAATTTACCGAAAATGAACAGATCGCCAAAGCTGTGGGAGATATTAGCAGCGTTGCTTCCAATAATATGCGGGGTTACATTCTGGCTGTGGAACCTGTCAACAAAAGTGGAGACCCAGGGAGTGCGGCTCGACAATCTCGAAAAGCAGCAAACCGAATACCGTGCCGATGTGAAGGAGATAAAAGATGTTATGAACCAAATCCGGTTAGAATTAAAGGATAAGGCCAACCGGTGATATAGGTATTTATACCTATGCCTGACACAATTTAGATAGACTGGGTACCCGTGAGAACGGCTCCAAAAAGGTGCCGTTTTTTTGTGCCTGAAAATAATTTTGGTTATACGGTTATACGGTTATACATTTGGTATAAAATATAATCACAATGAAAATAATAAGAAACCCCCGAGCGTACAAAATTGCGGATGGCCATTATAAAAAGGCAATGGCCGCAGC